CCTCGGCGATCAGTCCGATGTGTTTGCCGGGGTGTAGCTCGTTGGTGATCTTCAGCTTCACTTCTCCGCAGTCCACGTCGTTCATTCCGCCCTTGTCGTTCCTCCACGGCTTCTTCTTCACGATCTCGCGCTCGACCTTGCGGCTCCGGTACTGGACCGGGCGGAGCTGGAAGATGCGCTCCGTTTCCGGCATGTCCACGATCTTATCCTTGTACCTGCGGCTCGACGTGGAGCGGTACACCTGATACCCTGTGCTGTCGATATAGACGTTGGCCGCACTCGCCGTCGTGTTCGTTGAGATGGCCTGTGAGTGGAGGTCGAGAGCGTTGTCGATGAACAACCCTGCAACCCACGACCCGGTACTGTACGTTTCGAGCATAATGCGTGATGCAGAGGTGTTTACATAGTCGGCCCTAATTCGCCAATCAGAGGAGTCCTGGTCACTCTCGTCGCCAAGCAATTGAATAATGCCATCACTTCCCTCACCACCCCTTACAGTAAGGGTAGTGTCTGCACTACTCGTATTTTTAATAAAAACACCACTCCCATCATAAACATCCACAAATAGAGCGTAGCTTTGAGAGTGTGAAATTGTAGAACCACCATACGCGATATTAAGACCACCATCGCTATGTAGGCACATCACCTCTGAGGGAGTAGCTGTGTTGTGGCTCACACAGAACGCGAGGCCATGGCTCGTGTTGTAGGTGCTCAGATTGATGTCATATATGGCCGCAGTGACCCCCGGAAGGTCGCCACTCGTCTCTGTGCTATACCACTCCACACCGCCACGGAACTCACCAACCGTTGCAGTGCCAGACCCATAGTCGCTCACCGTGTCATAGAGGCGGACGGTCGGGAGCAGTTCTGTGCCGTCTTGCGGGTTGTCCTTGATTCCGCCAGTCCCTCGCACCTCGACACGGTTGCGATTGTCTGTTGCGTCAGACTCAAGGTGGACGAGATACCCGTGGTAATTGGTATCCTCATACATCCCGAGAATCGAACCCATCGAGTCGCCGGCAACGAAGCGCCACTTCGTGGTCCCCGCAAGTTTGAAGTAGATCTGTGCCTCGCCCACACCCCCTGCGTCAAGATTTAGGTTGGCATCACCATCGCCCGAGTCGTTGTTGTCGATCACGATCTCAGCCTGCGTGCCGTTGTCCTGCATCCGGAAGGTGGTGTCACCATCTACAACGGTGAGGTCGCCCGTCAGCGTCAGCGTACCGCTGTCTGGTGTGACCGCGTCGTGTGTGAGAGTCTCTGCCTGGTGGTTGTGGGCTTCCGCATGATGGGCGTCTGAGTATGCCGCGTGGGATTGGTACAGCGACCAGTGAGCGCCAACGTCTACTCCGTCAACGGAGCCGCCGACAATGATGTTCCCGGTCACGTATGCGTGACCGCTCTGGTCGACCTGAAACATGGCGCTCGGCCCTGACGGCTCCCAGACCGTGAACCGACCGTTGCTCCCGTCCAGGCCCACATAGATGTTCTGTCCCTGGGTTGCGAACTCCATGGCGATGTCGTAGGCAACGCCGTTCCCCTGTACCACCTTGAGGGCGGAGTATCTGTTCGTGGTGTCTCCGGCTTCGACTGACAGCACAGTCGCTTCGCCCACGTCGGTGAACGATCCGATCCCGACCACGTTCAGGTCGCCAGTGATCAGCAGGTCGCCGCTGTCCGGGGTGATGCCGTCTGCTTCCAGTGTTTCCGCGTTGTGCACGTGGGCATTATAGGCGGCGACATGAGCGTCGTAGCCCGTCTTGAACGCGGCAACGTCCACACCGTCAACCGTCCCGGACACCGTGATGTTGCCAGTGACGCCAAGCGCCTGAGTGTTCACGTCTCCGGCGAAGGTGGCCGACAGGTCGTAAGCCAGTTCGAGCGTCTGAGTCATCGCCGCCGTGACTGTTCCCGAGTCGTGCACGAAGAAAACCATGCCGACCTGATCTGTGTCCGCTGAACCCTGCTTCGTCACGATTGCACAACGGATCCAGTCGCTTCCCGGAGCTCCGAACGCAAGCGACGGGCCGTAGTTCCCTGACCCCGCTCCTGCCGAGTTGTCAAGCAGAACGAGGGTGTTTTTGAGGTGGTCCGCATATCCTGATGCCCACGCCGTGTTACTGTCCAGCAGGCAACCGCTTGTCCCGGTTACTTTCAGAGGGCGGTCGGGGGCCGTGCCGATTCCCACTTGCACAAACTGCACAGTGGCGGTTGTGTCAACGTCCTGATCCATCCCGTCGATGTAGCCCCATGTCGTCGCGTCCAGATCCGCGAGATAGCCCCACTGTGTCGCGGTTGGTGTGACCCCGCCCACGGTCAGGTCTGCACTCACGGTCACGTCGTTAAAGGTCACATCACTGGTGGTCGTCAGCCCTTGGTCGAGCGCTCCAAGGTATACCCACTGAGCGGAGCCGATGGTAGTGCCGTGCATGATGAGTGAGCCGGTGCCTGGGCTGATCCACATGTTGCTACCGTTGTGGTAGATGTAGCCACCGGACGGATCCCATGCGATATAGTTACCGTCGTCCATGAACAGGTCCACGGACATGTTCAGTGCGTAGTCGCCGTATCCGTCGGCCGTGAACCACAAGCCGATGTCCGTCCCGTCCGGGCTGATGTACTCCGACCCGAGGTCAATATTTCCCGACACCTCGAGGCCATCGAACGTCGGAGTGGCCGTCGTGGCCACGCTCTGGTTCATCGCCGACGCGTACCCATGCTGTGTGGCGGTCAGATGGTAATACTGGTTGGTGGTGCCGCCCTGCTTCGAGGTTGTGTCATTGTGCGCGACCGTCACCGGGCCAGTGATGTTGTTCGCGTGTACCTCGTCGAGATACGCCTTGCCGTCTGCCGTGATGTAATACTCACTACCCTTGATAACGATTCGTCGAGACACGCCGCCTTGCTCGTTCGCGCTGTTGATGTCCGCCGGGTGTTCCTCTGACCGACGATGCTGGTTCTCAAGCACGGTCACGCGCTCCGACAACTCTACGAATGCTTTCTGCAACGTAAAGGATGGCATGGTTAGTCCTCGATGTTCGATACCGTGTGTGTTGTGCGTTCGGGACGGAACACGTCGTACCTGACGCCCCGCACTCTGAGCGATACTTTGTCTATGCCGAGTTCGTCGTCCTGAACCTCAACCGTGTCCCCGAGAGAGATTTCGTCGTCTGCGTACCGCTCAGGGTCGACCCGGTAGAGGTCGTGGAATGACACCTGATACTCAACCTGTGGATCCTTGACGAGCTGCAGAGCGTCATAAGTAACGTCCCACAGTGATTTGCGAGAGTCGTTCGCGGTGAACCCGTAGCTCAGAACACCTTCGGTGATTTGAACGGCGTCCACGTAGAACGTAGCTGCTCCCCCGTCCGCGAGCACCTTGATAGTCAGCGTTGCGCCGGCTGATAGTTCCTGAATCTCGTACCTGCTCCAGCCAGTATCAGACTTGCTTGACTCCCATGTGCTTGTGCCATCCGAGAGCTGCAGCTTGACGGTACCCGACGAAACGTACACCCACGCGATAGCCGTGTAGTATCGCCCGGATGTTGCGGAAACCTGCTGACTGACTCCCTGTGCATCGCCACTTGCAGTGACCTTCTGACTCGACGCTCCGTAGTTCACGTAGTCGGCAGTGGTCTCCTCGGCGACGGTAGGTGCTCCCTCCTTCGTCCAGTTGCCGCACAGCCCGGCTGCATAGGTACCGTCGAGGGCAGGGGTCTCAACCAGATTGAGAGCCTCGAAGTAACGGGCGTCCCTGTGTACTCCTTCCACCGTTCCGTATGACGAGATCGAAGAACCTGCTCTGATGTAGGCGACTTCGTTGTCGCTCGCATCCGTGATAACGAATTTGTCGCCCTGAGAGACGCTCAGGCTATCGTCAATGGTGAGCGTGTCGCCGGCCGGCGTGGTAGAGTCGCCCTTTGCAGAATCGGTGATCGTGAAGCTGTTCCCTGCCTCGCTTCCGGTGATGAACTTCACCTTGTAGGTATTCCACGAGTCGTCTTCTGCGACAACCTTGAACCCCTCCTGATACCCGCCGGCCTCCCGGCCGACAGTGAGAACGCCTGTGCCGGAGTCGTAGCCGTAGACGATATGCCGAGCACCGGCAATGGTGAGTACCGGGGAGCCGCCGCCGATTCCATACATCTTGTTGACGACGTTGCGTGAATACCGCGTATGCTGCATTGATTTCGCGTTCCTGTCAGACCGTACCAGCACGTTGTTCGACGACCCGAGAGAAGAACGCAGCTCGATTGTACCGGCTGCTTCGTCGACATCGTACTCGGCGCCGGCCGCCTCACATATCCGCTGGAGACCACTCATCACGGTTTCGTACTCCACCGTCAGATTGCTCATTCCGTTGAGCCCGGTAGTGCCCCCGCTTGACCAGTTCGTAGAGTAGGCTAGGAGCGCCGTGAGCGCATCGGAAGGCTCATAGTTGTAGAGAGATAGCCGCCCGTCAATTATCTCGCTGTTGAGGTCGAGAAGGGCCACGTGCTCGCCGTGTGCGGTGTAGACCGGAACCCCACCCTTCCGGGCCTTCACGAGACGGGAAATGCGGAACGTATCGTAGGTGCCGTCGATCCAGATGATACGCATTCGCCCGTCCTGCTCGATAAGCGACGATTTGTCCTCCCGGTCGTCGGTCTGGGGGACGGGGTAGGTGAGCACCATTGACCACTCGCTATTGACCTGACGGCTGACCGTAGCTTCGCACTCGTATTCGTCGAGGAGCCCGGTCGCGTCACCCGTCCGCGAGAACAGCTGGATAGTAGGCTTTGCGCGTGTGCTCACAGATACCGCTCCCTATAGCTGATGATGGCCTTGAGGAATCCTGCGCTCGTACCTCCTGCCGCTGTCCCTGCACCAAACCGCGTATCCATGAGACGCAGGCAGTTGTTGCTCGGGGTGAGCATGAGGCGGTCGGTGTCCACGTTCCCCATGTCGTTTTCCGTCGTGTTTTCCGACCAGTCGTGCAGCTTGGCAGTGAGGCGGTCGAAGTCGAGCAACAGTCTGTCCCCCTCTTCCAGTGTCCCGGTGTACTCGCACTTCTTGACGTTGATAGGCACGAAGCTGTTGTACTCCGAGTCGACAACGGTTTCTTCTTCAACCATGATGTTCTTCACCAGAATAATGCCGCCACACGTCGCCGCCTGACCGAACCGGAAGCACATGAGCTGTGCTGCCTTCGGTGCTGTTACCTTCTCCTGATGTGTCGCCCAAGCGGTCGTTGTCCCGGTGAACGATACCGCCAGCTCCGTATTGAGCGGCAGGTATTCATTCTCACCGAACGACGCAAACCCGGTGGTGAGCTGACCCGTTCCAGTGTACTCAATGCACAAGTAGTCGAACGACACCTTGTATATCTTGCCGCCTGTCACGAAGAATTTGCGCCCGTAGTGAGTGGCGCTACCGCCTGTCGGAACGCTGAACGCAAAACACCTGTCAGCCCCTCCGAGTGGGTCAGTCATGATTGACACGTTGGAGCTGGACGGGAACGCTACCGACACGTCTTCGCCGTTCTTGAACGAGTGGATATTGAGGCCGTTGTGCAACCACAGATCCGGGTTCTCCGGCTCGATATAGTCGTCGTTGCTTGGGTCGGTGATGTAGGGGAAGGGCCAGAAATCGTCGTCGTCGTACTCATCTTCGGTGATCTCGTAGATGGCACACCCGTCGATGTACATGACCGAATCCGTGCCGTCGTTCTCTATCTTGAACGCAATGGCACTGAGGCCCGACATATCCGATGGCCCGACTTTCTTGAAAGCATACGCGATGGTGACGCCGCTCTCTCGCGTGAAGTTGGCTTCGAGGTTGCTCGCCCCGGTCATGTCGACAACCAGCTTCGCCTTGTCGCTGGTAGCATCCCGGCAGAACCCACAGAAGACGTACCACTTGGCTGTGTCGATTTCGGATGTCACGTCAATCTTGGCTGAGAACGTCCCGCCGGCTGTTCGGTTGACAGCGACAGCGTTGGTTCCGTACAACTCCTTCGAGGTGTTGTCTGCCCCGGTCGCATTCGCATACGTCCACAGTGTGTTGTCCTCGTTCGCGTCGCCTGCCTTGGCTTCCAGAATGTTCGGGAGCACCCTCGGCCACAGAGTGATGTGGAGCGGTGTAGGCACGTTCCCGGCGTAGTCGATGAGCTTGTTCTGCAGGACACTCAGCGTGACAGTCTCCGTGGTGGTCGTCGTCTTCTGAGCGTATGGCACGACACATCGAAGGCGGAGACGGAAATTCGCCAGCCGGGCGGTACTCCACTTCCGGTCAATGGTATTGACGCTTAGTTCACCCTGATACTTGCATTCCCAATATCGGGTACTCTGGTTCTGGAAGATCACCTGAAACGATCGACCGTCGTCGCGGAGTCGAAGCCACTCTCGCAGCTCGTCGAGATTGGACAACAGTTGGGCGTTTGTGTCGGCTATGATTGAGCCACTGAGCGTAATGCTCCGCGCCTCGTATCTGTCCGAGTAATCGTCGTCTCCATGCCGACCCGCTATCTCCACACGCCGGCGACGTGCACGCGGCATGGGGTTCTGAACGTCGAGCACCGACATACCAAATGTGTGCATGTCGGTTCCGTCGATTTCTACGGCGCTGGCGAATCCTGATAGAGCCTGTGGTGTGGTTGCCATTTCTACACTCCCTTAGACCTGAAGTAGTCGACAAGAGCCTCCCCTGCAGCCGCCCCGACCACTTCCGCAGATCCCGTCTCACCTGAGACGTTGATATTGAGATCCAGCTGCCCGGAGCCAATCGAAAGCGAAGCCATGACCTCGTTGATTTTGTCGAGCGGAATGACAGCCTCGGGGACTCCTCCCTCGCCAACCATCGCCATCGTCGGAGACGATATGATACCACCCTGCGCCAGTTGAGGGTAGCCGCCTGCATCGTTTGACGCACCGGCTGCTTGGATTGCTGCAATCTCCCCTTCTGTCATGCCCCACGTCAGACCCTCGGTGTTCGCAAAGTCGAGGTAGTCGAGGTTCCCTATGCGGCCCGCGTACCAGTTCATCCATTTGGCTTTCCAGCTCGGGTGCATATTGTTCTCGCGCATGTACGCATCCAAAGCCAGACGAACGTCGCGCCATTTGTCGCGGTCACTCTCCGCTGCGTTGAACGCCGCTTCAACTGACGATATTGGATAGTCCCACTCATACCGTGTTTCTGGATCCCACCCCGCCGCGATGGCACGGTTGTAGTAGGTCGCGTAGTCTTCGGCAGTCATTTCGTTTCGAAACTTCTTGACATATTTCATAAGCTCGACATCGAGCCACTCTCGTGAGTGCTGCCCCTGCTCCTGTTGTGCTTCGAGAGCCGCACGAGCCCCGGCGAAAGTCCGGGCCACATCGGGGTCAAGAGCACCGCTTAGGGTCTGCGTCAGAACAGTGTTGATCTCGCCAAACTGACCGCCAAGGTCTGCAATCGTCCACGCAGCCGAACCGACGGCCATTGAATTACCGAACGTGCTATCTCCACCCGTTCCTTGGCCTGTTACCAACTTCCAGAAATCCATTCCCTCATTTGCCACGTTTGAACCGCCGAGAGCCATCCTCAACGACTGCCAGATGTTGTATCCACGGTCACCCAACGCCTGAGCCGCAGAGCTGCTTGACCCCGCTGCGACAGCGGCCGATATTTCCTCCTGAGACGCTCCCATAATGTTGACGAGATCCGCAACCTGCAGCTGACCGGCACCACTCAACCCTGTGCTTCTTAGGGCGTCCTGCATGCCTTGTACCGTTTCGCCTTGGAGACCAACTAGTTCGTCGGGGGTCTTTCCGACAAACTCTTCCTCACCGAGTAGGCGTGCAAATCGTCTCGCCGCGTCGCCGGCTTCTTCCGCAAGCTCTTTCTGTCTCTTCACCGCGTCGTCCAGAGACGAGTTCTCGCCGAAGGCGTCGTCAACGTAGCTCCACAGCGTGTCGAAGATCCAGTCGAAGTAGCTGCCGATTCCTTCGCCGCTCATGAGCGACGTGAGGAGATTGCCAATGCCCTCTATGGCTTCGGCCCCCTGCTGTCCTAGCTCTTCCCAATCGTCAGTCAGCACACCGATCCCGTCTGACATCGACTCAACCAAATCGCCTATGGCGTACTCACCATCCTCAGTCGCCTGATACCACACATTGACCATTCTTTCGGCGGCAAGATTGAACTCGGTCGTCTCTACTTTCGCCTTGAGAATCAGACCAACTTCCTTGCTGACGGCGGTTGTCCACTCGTTCTTGATGTTGATCGACGCGGCCTTGTACCGATCCTCGATAGCCTTTACTTCCTCCTCGTTTTCGTCAGCCATTTCGAGGGCATGGTCGCGCTCTGTTTTCAATAGAGACAGCTTGAATTCGTACTCGGCCCGGGCCATTTCCTTGCGCGTTTCCGACGCCTTAATAGCAGCGACAAGCCGCTGGTTGGCGCTGATATTTTCCGATTTTGCTACCTTGTCGTATGCTTCTACTCGTTCCTTGAGTGTGGCTTTCCTGAGTGAGTGAATGTCGGTGATTGTGTCTTTTTCCAGATCGTAGATCCGCTTAGTGCGGCGCTCCTCTTCGCGTGCGGCTTCCTTCTCTTCGCGCCGGCGCTGTTTCGCCAGTTCCTTGCGACGTTCCTCGTCCTCGGCCGCTTTCTTGATGTCACGCTCCGCAGCTGCCGCTCGTTCCTTTTGACGTTTGGCCTCTTCCTCCTCCGCTGCTGCGTCCTCGGCTTTCTTCTTCCGACGATTATCTTCGGTGTTCACGAGATCGTGAAGCACTACCAGCCGCTTGTTGATGGCGTTGATATTGATGGATGCAAGCTCGCGCTCTGCCTCGGAACCCTCCTTGAGTACACGCAGGTACTCCTTGCGCTTGGCCGTCAGCTCCTCGATCCATTTCGTGGCCTGACCGTAGCTCGCATCGGCGTCGGTCATGCGCCGCCGGCCGGGTGTCTCGTTCTCCAGTCTCTCCATCCAGTAACCGACATTCTCGAATGCATCGAGTACCGCAGTGAGCGGCTTGAGGATCATGGTATTGGCGATCGCCATGCCGGTAGTCGAGAACCACTGCCCAACCCGAGACCACCGCACCTGCAGGTCTTGTGCCATCTTGGCTGCAGCCTCGTCGGCCGCGCCTACCTTGTCCTCCATTTCCTCCATGATGTCGGCGAACTTAGACGCTCCGTTCCCGGTGAGCACCAGAGCCCCGGTGAGAGCACGCACATTCGGGAACAGCTTGGCGAGAGCCTCCTCACTTCCGCCGGTCTTAACACGCAGCTCCTCCATGTATTCGGTGAAGCTGCCGGCCGCGGCAATACCCTTGCTTCCGAGTTCAATGTTGAGTGCTGCCGCGACTTCCTGAGCCTCTTTGGTGGGCTTCACCAGATTGGCAAACATGGCCCGTAGGGAGGTGCCAGCGACAGCCGCGTCCATACCAGTGAGGGTGAGGGTAGCCAACGCACCATTCATCTCATCGAAGGTCGCGCCGACCGCAGCCGCCATTGGGGCAACCTTACCGATAACCGGGCTGAGGTCGTCCATGGTGAGAACACCGCGCTTGATAGCGACGAAGAGGCTGTCCGTGATTTCCTTGAGTTGGCCCGACTCATACCCGAATGCGTTGTAGGCCGCGACCATAGCCTCGACCGACGTGGTGGTGTCAGTAGCACCAGCCATGGCAGCACGCGACGCCTCCTCCAGAAACATGAGGCTGTCCTTCGCATCAATGCCGGCGGATATGGTCTGGTAGAGAGCGCGAGCGAGGCCGCCTGACGTGTCGCCGTACTTCTTGGCGAGACTGACAACCCCGTCACCGAGCCGCTGCATATTGACCTGCGACGTGTCAACGAGCGTCGATACCTGCGCCATTTCGTGATCGAGTTCGAGCTGACTCTGCGTCAGTTCCTTGGTGACGTTCGTCACGGTGCGGAGCGCCTGAACGATACTCCCGGCACCAACCAACCCGGCGGCAGTAGCCATAGCCTGTTTGCCGAACGAGTCTAGCCCGGTGGTGCCACGAGAAATCGCACCCGAGAACTGACCATCGTTGAGTTCTAGCCGCCCACTGATTACACCTAGTTCGTCAGCCATCGTTTTCCACCTTGAGGAATCCCCCGAGTTTGTCGGGGGTGACGAAATTCACATTCTCACCCTTTGGTCTGTTGTCCCGGTGCCACTTGTTGATGCTTTGCACGATCCATGCGTATTGAATCATCCACACGTCGAATGCAGGCATCAGCCGAACTTGTTCGGGAAGAAACCCAAGGGAGAGGAACCTCTCGTACATCTCCGCCTCACTCCAAGCTATTCGTCGTTCGACTCGTTCACTGACGTTTTCATCGCTTCGAGCGAGGCCCACAAGTTTTTTAGGCTTGCGAAGTTGTGTCTTACCAAGTAGGCAAGGATCTCCGCCGCCTCGTTGACCTGCATCGTCGCAATGATCTCGGGTGTGAACCGCTTGTATGTGAGAGCCGCAAAGAGGTCTTGTACCACGCCGTGATTTCGTTGCAGCAGCAGTCGAGGAACGATTTCGCCAATGGCTTTCTCGACGGCCTTGCTGGTCTTGTCCTGATAGGTGGCAAAGCTACGCGCCTTCTCGATGAAAGCAAAGGACGCCTGTTTGTCCTCAGCCATGACCCGCGCTATGACGTTCAGCACGTCGGGAGCGTCCTTGTAGAAAAGACGCGGCACCTCGACTCGAGTCTTGTCTGGCCCTACCTCGAAAACGAAATCTTCCTTTACGTATGCGCGGAACGGTTCTGCGCTCATTGCCCCTTCTCCTTGGATAGTTCCCTACTCAGATTCTCAAAGTCACTTCTCATTCGCTCAAGTGTCCAGAACCGCGATACCTGCTCGTGAGCCATGAAGCCGACATCCTCAGCCGCAGCGCGATTCTTGTAGCACCACTCCATCCGGTTTTTCAGATCCTCCACGTCGACAAATGCGTCGTGGCCGGGGTTTTCCTGAAACAGAGTGAGTACCTTGCGACCCGGCTTGTGATATAAGCCGGTCACGCGCTGGAGAGTCGCACATAGGTTGCGCAACCGTGCACCAACGGACTTCCAGAACGGAATTCTCGGGGGCGCTATCCCCGGAGGCATTAGCTTCACGACTCGCCGGCCGTCCGCCACGAATGACAGGAGTTTGGGCAAGAATCGGAACTGACGGAAGAGACCGCCAGCGTTGAACGCAATCCCACCAATCCCGATGGCGAGAAACAGATGATTCCAGTGAACCGGGCTCCGCTTCAACGTGTATTTGAGCGGGATGCAGTACGGGCGCTGAACATACGGCATGCTCCAGTCGGTCACGAGAACCGGCTTCCCCATCGCCATTTGCTCAAGCGGAATCAGCCCGAAGCCTTCGCCATGTGTGGGGTTCAGGCAGCAATCCACTTCTCTGTAGAGGTCGATGAGTGCACCTCTCGACATATCCTTCTGGATGTACCGGACACCGAGAGTCGTTTCGAGATTCGGAATCTCCAACTCGGAATGCTCGTTTGGCCGCACCTTGACGACCAGCTTCGCGTCCGGCCCGAGCCGATCCTCAGTACGCAGCTCCTTGAACGCTCGCACCGCTATGTCGTAGCCCTTCCGCCCGTTGGGGTCGACGGCAACACCCTGCCACATGAACACGTATTCGTCGGTACTTTTCGTCTTCGGCACCTTCTTGATACGCTCGTCGTCGTACCCGAGTGATAGTACGTGCACCGGGGCCGTGACTCCCGACTTTTCGAACGCCCAACGGCACCACTCGGACGGCACGACAACGACATCCGCGTGGTTGTTCAGGAACCGCACCCACCTCGACGGAACACGGTCGCTCTCGTACATGGTGTAGACCATGAGCGGCAGTCCGTCGGATTTCAGCTCTCGCGGTTTGTGGTACCACGGTAGGTTGCAATACACTCGGTAGTCGGCACCTTCGGGGGAGTCCGTCAGATGCTCACCGAGGGCCTTCTTGAACAAGGCCACGGCATGGTTGTAGCCAACCCAATCTATCTGCCCTGCTGAATCGGGAAAGTACAGACGCATGCCGTTGCCCCTTCTGCTTATTCCTTCGTCGTGTCGACGATTGAACCGAAGCTGCCGTCGCTATCGAGCAGACACTCGAAAGAGACGGGAACCGTCGTCTTGACACCACGGTTGAGGGTGGTCTGTGAGGAACCGACACGAACCGCCTTCTCGATTGTGAAGGTACGGAATTTCGTGCGGTCGGTCGCCGACATCCCCTGAAATATCAGACCCACTTCGCGCATCCTCTGCGCCGGGGTGAGATCCAGAGTCTTCGACGATTCGCCGGAAAGCACAGACGAAGAGTGGAGACCCCACGCGATGGCGAGATTCTCCAAAGTGGCTTCCTCGAACTCGGTCGAGATACGGAAGCGCACTCCCGTAATCTCAGAATCTACCGGCCCGAGTGCCCACTCCGATTCTACCCACGCTTCGGTCTGTGACCACTCCACACGGACGCCCCCCTGATATGCGCCGATGTCAACGCCGTCAACCGTGACCTGTCCCGACCCCTGTAGGATCTGACTGACCGTCACATTGACATTGTCGTTTACTGCACCAGCCATACGGGTACTCCTTGGTTAGCCGTTCATTCCTGCTTCGACACGGAACCGTGCGACACCAACCGACTCTCGCGGGTGGGCGAGATCCACGAACGCCGGGATGATGCCGAGGCAGAGCAACGGCATACCCGCGCCACCTGTGATACTCAGAAACTCCTCGCTCAAGGCATTAACGCTTTGCTTGACGATGCGCTCCGAACGCTGGTCGATCTGGCCGTTGTCGAGGAGCCGACACCGGGCGGTGGCGCGGCACTCTCCAACGTACAGGTTTCTATCGGTCAGCGACATCGGGAGCAACGTCACCACTATGTACGGTAGGTCGTCCTGTTTGTCGTTCGGACAGCGCCCTACATAGACTTTGGTCGTGCTGTCGAGGTGTTGGGAGTTCTGGAGCGTCGTATCAGCGTCTAGGAGCGCCTTTACCGCTTCCAACACATCGTCAGGGTTGAGAGTATGTACCATGGTCTATCCTTGCACAGCCGCTCTCATACGGCTTATGAACAGGTCCCGGACGCGGCCAAGCATAGCCGACCACGCACCGCCTATGACGAAATGTCCTTCCGTGAACTCGACGTACACCGCGTACTCCATACCCGCGAACACGACAACCGAGATGGTGTTCCCTTTGCCACTGACCGGGGCATGGTACGTGGTCTGTTTCACTGACTTCCCGCTTTCGTCCTCTTTCGTCTCCGAAGTGGATGTCACGTCTGCGGCTTTACCGCGGAACGCTGGCAGATACCCTATGCTGTTGCGGAGGTTCCCGGTGCGGTCGGTGAAGCCTGACGGGTCGGTCTTCGCCATGGTCACGATATCTGAGGCAATGCTATTCAGCACACGCATGGCAAGCTCCTGCTTTGCCTGCCCGACGGCTGTCAGGCGTGCCTTCATCGCGGCCACGTCTGCCTGATTCAGTTTAAGCATCCTCGACCTTCCGCACGACGATCTCCTGATGGTCGTCGTAGGTTTCCTCGTACTGGACCACGAACTCGCCCTCGTTGTTGATTGCCCTGATGCCGTACTCGATACCCGACATCTTCTCAGCCGGGAACAGACGGTACTCCAGAGCCCGACTACCGCGCCCCTCCTGCTCTGAGCGGCTGGCGCTCTGCAGGTCCTTCCGGCAATAGACGTCCTGATACAACCGGGTGTACGTTATGCTCCTGCTCGACCCGGAGGCCAGCGAGTAGAAGCTCCACTCGTTGTCGTCCGTGGGAGCGGTCATGGTGGAGCTGGCGTAGGTCACAGCATCCGTGAGCGTGTCCTGAGAACCGCCATCTGTGACCAACTTCACGTCGTAGGCCCCTGCGACCTGAGCCGGGGCTGAGAACTGCACATACGTGTCCGTCCAGGCGGTCGCGGTCATTGCTACCAGAGTCCCGTCGGCGTCTTCCAGATAGACCTCTCCGGTCCCTTGGTCGTCGCCTGCGTTCCGGCAGTGAACCGTCACCGTGGTCCCACCGTCAACGCTGACCGAGGTAGGCTGTACCCGCGCAATAGCGACGGGAGTCACCGCTCCGATCAGCACAGCGTTCGGAGCGGTGTGGGTGTTCCCATTGGCGTCGGTCACAACCACGTCCTGATTTGTTCCGGCTTCGAGGCCGACCGGAACTGCTACCTGAATTTCCGACACATCCTGAGAGCCGATAGTGGCAGAGATTCCGCCGACTGTCACGGTGCTGGCCCCGTCGAACATTCCTGTGATGGTCAGGGTGTCGCCTGCGTTCGCCTCTGCCGGGGAAACGTCCGAGATACGCGGGTCAATCACTGCCGGGATACCCATGTGTAGCCAGTTGGCGACCGACTCGCGGACACCGAGATTGACCAGCATTTCCATGCGTTCCGCGTTAACGAAGTCGTCTGCGTCGAAGTCCTCATATCCATCAGTGACAAGATCAACAATGGTGCTGAAGTAGTCGTTCGGCGCGTTCGTCTGATACTGTGCGTCATTCCCGTACAGGCTCAACCCAAGTACTTCAAACCCGTATGTCGAGCCTGATTCAAGGGCCGCAGTGTTGTTCGTGGCCTTGCACCCGATGAGGAAGCAATAACCACCCGAGTACCCGTACTGGTTGTTGTCGGAGACGCAGTGAATCAGGCGACCGTGGCTGGTGCCATTGTCGTATCCAGAGTTCCCGTTCCTGAAGAAAGCGCACCCATAGAAAATCGTGATATACGAGGAATAGCAGCCATCAAGAGCGTTGTCATAGAAATTGCAGAACACCCACAGCCCGTAGGTACACGCCCTCTGAACCCCATACTTGCGATTGTCGTGGAAGTCGCAACACACGTACAGGCCAGCGGTCGAGTTGTTAGGAGTCTCGACCAGTCCGTGGTAGGCGTTGTCCATCTCACAATTGAACATCCTGAAATGGTCCCCGCTATCCTCCAGCTTCATAGCGTAGCCAGAACCCGAGGTATTCGTAAACCGGATATTCTCGAATGATATGTGTTGAATGTCAACTTCGACTATGTTAATTGCCGCTCCGCCAGCATCCAGAACCAGCCGCGACATATCAGCCACACCAGCCGCGTTGCACCCGATAATCCGAATCTTGGACAGGTACGTCCCGGCGATAGTATCAACACGAAGAGGAGCCGTGACCGTGATCGCTCCGCCCCCGCTCTTTCGAATGTAGAGAGGGCCGGTTTCTTTTGTCACGGTGTCAAAGGCTGTCTGGACGTCCTCGATTGCGTCGGTCCAGCTTCCGCCGTTGTTCGCACCGCTTGCGTCGGGGTCGCAGTAAAGGGCCATGCTACTTCACCTTCTCCATGTCGGGGATGTCCACAACAGTCTTCGCTTCCAGCTTCAGATCCGCTTTCACAACCTTCTCGACAGTGGCTTCGCCGTACTCCTTCTGGAGCCGCTTGATTTCGTAGCTCATTTCCTCTTCGGGGTCAATCGTCTTACCCGGTATGGGCAAGTGATTCCCGAGCTGAGGGCAGTCCTCGAACGTCGCTTCCGGCCATTCCTCAACTCTGGCGACGTTGCAATGAATAAAGTGAACCTTGCGCCCGAAACACTTGAGCCGGGTGTGCGGGGCTTCCTGCGCCACATTGCAAAACCGGAGGACGTCGCCGTCCTTCAGTTGGGCGCAGTCCTTCCGGTTGAAATTCACGCTCACGTATTCTGCCATAGCTACCTCAGTCCAATGTCTTTGCGGGAGAAGTGAGCCGGGGAGAATGTACCCTGAGAACCGCCTGTGTATTTCTTGAGCAGCATCGAGACGGTTGCAGGAAGGTCGTCGATCGTAAAGTCCTTACTGACACGCCCCTGCGTCGACGACTTGAGTGACGTGGGGTTGTCCGCCAGCCAATCGAAAAGGGCTACCACCGCGCTGTTGTAGGCGTCGCCGTACCCGTCCTGCGTGGTGTCGAGGTCGAGGTTCGTGAGAATGCTCTCGGCCGTCTGCTGGAAAAGCAGAATCTTGTCGTCAGACCACGACTTGACGGCAGGGACGCTCGTATAGTCTTTCAGCTCCGTGGCGGTGTAAGTAGCCATGATGCCTATCCTTTCAGGTGCTCGACGATTGCTTCGGCTGCGTCGGCCAGCCTCTCAAGTGCCTGCTGTTTCCGGTACTCGACGAGAAGACGGATGCCCTCACGGTCGTATGCCCCGGCCATCCTCGTGATGTGAAGCTCAACAGGGTCGTTTCCCTGATAGTCCGCCGGCTCCTGTGAGGGGAACACCTTGAACCCCCTACACCGCCGGCACATGATCTTGCCCTTCCACGTTTTGCTGAGTGGACGTTGCCCACCGAAATCCGGCTTCTCACAGGTGCACAGCTCGACATCCGGTTCTTCAACTACAGTTGTCTCGCCGCTTCCTGCGGTCTCCGCTTCCTGCTGTAGTGCATCGACCTGCTGCTCGGTGTCCTGCTGCTCTTCGCTCTTTGCTTTGCCTCTCGCCATTGTCTCTCTCCTTTGCAAAAGGGCGCGGAGCGTAACACCCCGCGCCCCTCCATTATGTCTATGTCACGATGTCGCTACGCTCAGACGAATGTCGGGTCTGCGTAGGTTGTGTCGCCGGTGTACAGCACTGCGCCGGCATCGCGGTTGTTCACGTGACCACTCAGGTAACGCCGGTACTGCGCGTTGTGCCCGATGATCGGGTTCTCGTTCGTCGGAGACGCCATGATGAGACCCTTGAACTGCGGGTGCTCACGCCATCCGATGGGAGCGAACGGGCTGTTGTCACCGAGGTACGCGGTTGCCAGAATGTAGTCGTCGGGAATGTCCGGCGTCTGCATCACAATGGCTTCCTTGAACGTACCCACCGCCTGAGCAGTGCGACCGAAATGCTTCTTCGCGTTGATGAGAGCCTGCGCGATTCCGCTCTGCTCGTAGGCAGGGTTCACCGCACCGATGAGAGCAGCATAGCCCTCAATCTGGCGGAAACCACTGAGATCCCGAAGGTCGCTCATGGACTCGCCGCCCTGACGCGCCCAGAGTATGATCTGCGCATCGCCCATTCCCTCATGCTCCAGAATGGTTGTGATGAGCGCCGTCACCTCTGCTGCGGTCGGAGCATCGCCGGTTGACACTGCTGTGTAGTGGTTGTGGTCGCCGTCGAACGTGATCTGACCGTTCGAACGCGGCGTGTCCTGAGACGCTTCGTCGTTCCAGAAGGCCTTCGGGGTTGCAGCCTTGGCGGTGAGACAGTCGACGGTGCTGTCGGGAGTGCTCTTGAGCATGCTCTCGAAGAACTGCCGACGAATCTTCGCCTTGTCTGCGCGGAACACCGAGTTCTGATACTCGATGATCTGCTTGCTGGTCATCTGGACGATAACCTCCATGGTCATCTTGTTACCCGAACCGAAACGGTGGAGCGGCTGAGGTGTGTTCCAGCTCTCCATGTCCGGCCCCATCGGCGGAACCTCATGCTCCGAGATTTCCGCGAATGAGTTGTCGGCGAACAGACGCTTGACGTTTGCCGCCTTGTCTTCGTGTTTGTAAGCGAGCAGCCGTGACAGCACTTCCACGTCGGCGTTGTATATCGACAAGGCCGGGAACACCTGCTGTTCCAGAAGATCCTTGAGGTACACATCGTCGTCCGTTTTCAGCTGCAGGAACTCGTTACTGAACACGCCCTGTACGAAATCGTACTTTTCTGCCATTGATTACGTGTCCTTTCCGTCGTGAGAATCGGTATCTTCCTCGACCGGAGAACTCAAGAGAAAGGTCAGTGCTTGGATGCCACCTTTGATACCGTACTCTGTGGCTTCCAAGTTCTTCAGCGCATTTCGAAGCGTGACCTGCTTCTTCTGGTTCTGCGCCAAATCGCTTTCCAGACGGCTCTTGTAGTCCTCCAGCCGCTTTGTTTCTACAGATGTGCTTTCGCTCATTGCTCTTTCTTTCTTGTCCTTGTCGGCGGACTACCGATTACGACGTGGCGATCAGTCCAAGGGCTTCGAGCTCGTCCAGAAGTGTGTTGAACGGAGCCTTCTGGTCGGTTGCGCTTGTGTCGGTCATGTCCGCGATGTGCGCCTGCTGCACAACTGGAGTCGCACCGAAGAACCCGAGTTTCTGATTAGCCGCAGTGCCAATCATGGAGCCAGTGCTCGTGTTGAGCACGATGTCAACGCTGTCTGCCAGTGTCACGAGACCGGAAGCGAAACGAATGACCTCACCCGGCGTAGCCGAACCGTCAGGCGTACACAGGATCACGATACGACCGGGCATGTCGTTTGTTGCACCCGGCGTCCCGTTCACCTCACCGACGATAGCCGCTGCCGTGTCGAAGGTGGTGCCGTTGCTACCCTTGAAGTTGATGCCCCCAAGGTCGTCATTGTCCTGCACGATTGCCGCAGCACGCGCCTTTTTGAAGCTGATGGTTGAGTCAACAGCATCTTCTGTGACGCTGGTGATAGCCATGTCTGCGGCAGTGAACTCAGCAACCGTTGCCACAGCCTCAGCACCGTCAGGGGAAATCTTGACAGATATCTTTCCGGGCATGTCGCCATCACCCGGGGTTCCACCGACCTCGGCGAGGATCTGAGCTGCCTCGGCATAGGAATCGCCGTCGTAGCCCTTGAAGCTGATCATACCGAGATCGTCACCGCTCTGCACGACCGCAGCGGCACGAATCTTCTTCATGGTGAGCACTGCGCTCGTAGCGTCTGCATCGTCCTCGAACATTTCGATGTCGTTGAACGACATGTCTCCGCCAACATCCATCCCGCCGGCGTTGGCTCCGCCAATGTCGAAGCGGATGATCGAGGCGCTGCGTGCGAACCCGACAACCTGCTGGATTGTCGCGGTGGGTGCGGTCGTGGTAGCTTCACCAGCGGTCGCACTGAGGTAGACCTTCGCGCCGACGGTCATACCCGAGTAACCACGGATGTCTGCCACCTTGACCGGGCTCACCATCTGGTACTGGAGAGCTGTCTGGACGATAACACCCTGCGCATCTTTGCGAGTGGTGTCACCAACTGCGACAGAATCCGCTTTCTGCCACTGCCCGTTGGAATCCATGTAGACAAGGTCTCCAACAGCCAGCGCGACTCCGGCCTTCCCTGACGGAAGAATATTCGACGCTTCCGTGCTGTATCGGTCGGTGTAGTACGGCATTGTTGTTCCCTTTCGTGAATATTGCTACGGCTGTTACAGTTCGGAGAAACCAGCTTCGCGCAGCCGCTCGCGAACTTCATCCGGTTTCTCGCTCTTTTTGGGTTTCTTCCCCGGAGTGCGATTCCGGAACTTGTCTTCGGGGAACTGAGGTTCGTTGTTCCCGCTCTCGCCCGTGAACAGGAAATCGTTGTCCTCCTTGAACCCCTTGACAAGATCGCTGACATCATCCAGCTCGTATTCGAATGAGTCCTCGTCCTTCCATTCGAACTCGACATCTTCGAGATCGAACAGTTTGAGAGCCTTTTTCATCCGAGCGGATCTCTTGCTCTCATCCACACCGTCAAGGATGCCGGCTGCAATAAGCCCGGTTGTGACAGCGTTGCGGATGGCGTTGGTCTTCACCTTTTCACGAGCGGCGGTGAGGGCCGTTTGTGCCTTCTCCAGTTTGGTGTTGGCGTCGGTGAGCAGTTCCTCCGTCTTGCCGGCTTCCTTCTTCTTCTCGGCTTCACGTTTGGTCTGCCCATCCGTGATTTCCTTGAGTTTTCTGCGTGCCTCGTCGCGCTCCTCGCGAGCCTTGTTCCGCTGGCCTGCCAACTTGCTGACCCGCTTCTTCATGCCGGCGGTGAGGTTGTCGTCGTCGTCCTCGTCCTCGTCCTCCTCGTCGTCACCGGCCCCGGCCTCCTTGGTCGGCAGGATACCCAACGTGAGGTGCGCAGAAATCTGTTCCTCGCTCAGCTCGATTCCAAGCTCTTTACCCTTCGCTTCAATCTCTTCTCTCTTGACTGCCATTCTGTTCCTCCGTTGTTACGGGCACGACCCGGTTGCGTTCTGAGGCTCTGAGTCCTCGATGGTTTCTGGAGCGTATACCTCGACTCCGTTTATGAATAGTCTCGGCTCGGGTTCAGTTTGGATGAGCCCTGCCGGGTGCTCAATCGTCGTTAGTATTGGGTATTCCAACGACGTCCTCCGGTGTCACTTCTTCCCTCTGGATCCAACGCCGACTGACACGAGACACCTTCACGCCTTTGGGGCCGATGTCGAATTCGTACTTCCCCGGTGCAAGGTTCTGCAGGATGATGGTTGCCTGTGATACGGTGAACTCATCCTGTGAGAATGCCCCGAGCTTCTTGCCTCCTACTCCTCCTGCCATGTGTGGTCTCCTTGCTCGAATGGCTCTGGCTATGCTGCTTTTGGATACGCCTTCTTGACGAGATCCTGAGTGTTCTGATAGACCTTCCACGCGGCGTTAAGCATTCCCGGTGTAACGCCTTTCTTCGACGACAGCGGAGCGAGAATCGACTCCCTCGCATGAAGTCTGACCGCCGGTTCCGGTTTTGGCATACTCCACTGGTTCGCCGGCCGAAGAACGTCCGTGAAATAGCACTTCCCGCCCGGATGGTCAATCGGTATTGCTGCCGACGGATAGACGCCCGGCCCCATACCGTAAAGGTCGGAATCCGCCCACACGTCGCAGATGTCAAGTATTGGGTGTGACGCAGACAGGTGCCACTTGAGACCGTAGGTGACAGGACTGCGGCCGTTGAGCAACGCCATCGACTCGCGGTATGCGTTGTTGATTTCGGTCGCTGCCAGACGCAGAGCGTTGTAGTGGATGGTTCCGCGCCCGGTGACTGACTTGGTGGCGTGGGTTGTCCACGTGGTGCCCGGCTGCAGGCTCGGATCGTACAGGTAGCGCCGCAGCTCACGGCTCATTTTAACGGCACTCTGGCCCCTCGCGATTCCCTTGGTGATGATTTGGTTGACCCCTCGACGAGAGGTCCTATCCAGCCGCCATATGCGCTGTGAGAAGCTGCGACCGTCCGGGTAGATCCGGTGAATCTCGTTCGCCACCGCGTCGATGGGCACCGTGGAGAATGCGCCCTGCATGGCGCGGATGATAGCGGGGTCTCCGGCGTACCTGCTCGCCAGCTCCTTGTAGAGCCCCGTAACTTGGCTTGAGGCGTACCGCATGCCGAATCGGGTGTTGCTGTTGATGTCGAGTGCCATCTGGTGTAGGATGCCCTCTATCTCGGCTTTGCGCCCGAGGTAGTAAGCGTGTGTGAGCGTCCCCGGCGATTTGAGGGCCAGAATGTCGGCGATCTCGTTGTAGGCGGCTTGGAGAGCTTCGCGGATATATCGCTGCGTCCGAACCTGCGCGATATTCGTCGCAGTCCGCGCATCGATAAGCCGAGTAAGATACTCCCGCTGGTTCATTCGTCGTCGCCCTCGCCCGTATCCTCACGCCTTCCGGCGTTGAACATTTCGCGTTCCATTTTGAGCTGGTCTTCGGCTGCTTTCTTGGCAGCATCCTTGATGGCCTGAATGTCGATATCCATTCCCTCCTCCTTGGCAATCCGCAGCATTTCGTCAATGCCAAAGAGGTCTTTGATGATCAGGTATTCTTTGAGCTTCGTCTCGCGGTCTGCCGGGACAATTTCACCGAACACCATATCGACATCGTAGAGCGTACCGGCGAACACTGCTTTCTGCTCCGGGGTTCCCTCCATGAGATAGAACTGCTGCACCATCCAGAACAGCTCTGTGTATGCGACCCGGCGCTGCTCGCGCATCGGCTTCACCTTGTCGATGAGCGGCTGCATCATGATTCGCAGCGCGATACCGCTTGGAAGGTCGCTGCCCTTCATCATGCCGGCTCCGACTTCGGTTATGCCGGTGTTTCGAATCAGCTTCTCGTTGAGGTAGTCTTTTGTGTCCAGCAATGCCTTCTGCATCGTGGAGGTGTCGAGGACATGCAGCCGGCCGTCTTTGCCGAGCACATACAGGCTTCCGGGCTGAATCTCCACCGCGACATATTCCCCGGTGGTTGAGTCACGCGGGATGCTGATGCTGTCCCCGGATACGAAACACGTCACGCCGCCGAGCTTGGTGCTGTTCTTCGACAGGTCGGTGTCCGTGTTTATGATGCTGTCGATGTTGTGGAGGTGGTGCGTGAGATTCGAGAGCCCGTACATTTCGCCCTGCAGGCGGAAGTTGGGAACGTGCACGACCGGCATGAAAGCGATACCGAGATCCACCCACGTTTCCGACTCGTCGTATGTGAGGTCGCTTTCTTCCAGCTCCTCGATGGTCTTGGTGTCCTGAGTCGAGGACGAGTAGTAGGCACTCTGGCGATAGCACCGCGTGTCGTTTTCTCCGAACCTGCGCAGCTCGTAGACGTCGCGGTAAATCAGAAATGAGTCGTCTTCGTCGGTTTCTTCTTCCCACGCGAACATGACCCGGCTGAGAACTTTGCCGCCGCCCTCCTCCCATGAGTCTTCGTATATCTCGCCGCTTGGGAAGTAGAAGCCGGGGTCGTATGTGGTGATGGCCGGCTCGTGGTCTTCGCCTCTCCACCCCACGACGTATACGCAGTCCCCGAGGTAGCTGCACTTGGTCTCGTTCTCATCGACTGCTGCTGAGATGTTCTGGCTGTCCCACCAATCCTGCAGCACAGCTTCGCGCCGGGCCAGTATTTCGGCTTCCTGCTCGTTGTCCTTGAGCACACGCGGGAGCGGAATACTGAGACGAACACGCTCGCCAAGCACCTTATCCTTGAGCTTGTTGCACAGCCATGCAGCGTCACCCATTTCGAGAATGTCGTCGTTGTCCCCGTCGTCTCCGCTCTCAGGCGACTTCCGATAATCCCGGCTGTAGTTCATGTAGAACGCAGCGAGAATCTCGTATGCCTGCAACCGGCGCTGGTGTGCTTCCGGCACCCACGAGTAACTGCGGTAGGGATGGCTGAACGCCGTGACTTCCTCTTTGAAATTAAGGACGGCTGCGTAGATGTCGTACTGCTTAGTGGGTTGCGACATGGGGCTCAGTCACCGTTGGGGTCTGCGGGTGCGACGCCGTCCTCTTCCTTGGTCTCTTCTTTGCCGCCTGTGCGCTTGGCAGGCTTCGACTTCTTCTGTTCCGCCGGCCAGCACTTGGGACACTCCTCGCGTTGGCGTTTGTATACGTTGACGTGCTTCCCGTGACACACCGGGCAGTTTGGATTCGGTGCTCTCATGGCGGTTCTCCTGTTCGGTTGTGAAGGGCCGGGACGGCCAATGCCCCGGCCCCGCAAGCAAAGGAGGTGGATCGTGACAGCACGAAGGCCATCGCTACACACAGTATAGCGTGCGCGAGGCTGCTCACATACACAGCATGTAGCGTTTTTTCCTGTGGGGTCTACCGTCGGGCGTAGCGGCGGGTAGCGGATCGGCGCTGGTAGTCGAGTAGCTCCTGCTTGAGCAAAAGCCGTCTCTCCATAGCGTCGATGGGGCCTCCCTCGGGTTTCTTGCGGCTTTTCTTACCGCCGCGAGAACGGTCGGCTCGTTCGAATTTGGCCACTGGTCAGCTCCTGTTGCGCATTTTCCGTGTGGACATGGTACCGGAGTGCGTCGCACGCATGGTCTTTGTCCTTTACCGGCTTGTCTTTGTCGGCCCACATATAGCCGGGAATCTCCTCTTGTAGACACGTGGGCGCGTTGATTTCTTCGAGGAGCGGGTCGCTGTCCATGAGTCCATACCAGAAGCCCTCGCGCTCGCTCCAATCGTTGTTGAAAATGTACAGCATCGGCAGGCCGTCGTCGCCGTCGAGAAACAGCTCTGCCACATCCTGAATGCCTGAGAGCACGGTTTTGTTTGCTGGCTCCGTCTTCCTCCAGTCCTGCTCGAACTGCGCACGGTTCTCAGCGTCGTGGTCAGCGACTATCTCCTCCAGCTGCTCGTTGCACTTCTCGGTGACGCCGCGCACCACCGGGATAACGTCACGCACGAGTCGGTGCGTCATGTAGAACTGTCTGTAAACGTACCGCTTCCCGGTGCCGGGGTCAATGGCTATCCACAGCATCACGAATGGATCCACGTACCCGAAGTCCACAGCCGCGTACTTGGGCCAGTTGGCGGGGATGGGGAACGGCTCTATTAGATGCTTCTCGGGTTCGTACTGATCCCATACCATACCCTCGAACGCTGTCCACTTTGAGAGCACGTACCGCTCGTAGTAGCGCGTTCCTTTCCACTTGTCGAGCCGCTTGAAATACGACGCCGGGTTGTGGAAGTTCTCGTAGCTGGTCGCCGCGAAGTATCGGTAGTCCGGGTCGCGCTCCTTGTCGCTTTTCTTCTCGTTGATGGGGAATAGCGTGTGCTGGTAGCTTCCGGGCGCACCGGGGTTGGTGGAGTAGAGCTGGAAGGGAACCTCAAGATGCTGGCCTCTGAGGCGGCTTTCCATCATTTTCAGCTCGTCTTCTTCGAACTCGATACTCTCGTCTACCAGATTCACGTCGAACCAGTATGAGCCCTTGCCCTGAATGTTGTCCATCCCGAGCCAATCCAGACGACTCCCGTTCTTCATGATTGTGAGCATGCTGCTGCGGTTGTAGTAGCCGAGGTACTCCGTGGGGCACGCCTGCTCGATGAACAGTCGGTGAGTGGTACCGCGTAGGCTCACCATCGTTTTTCGCCATACGCCTATCTCGATTCCGGGGACGGCACACGCCAGATTGAACGCCAGCTCCGCGAGGTATCGTGACTTCCCGCAGCCGAAGCCACCGCAGTACATGAGGTTGGGTATCTGCTCCCGGAGCACAGTGTTTAAGGCTGCCTGAGTGGGCAGCCATTCGCATTTGTACTTCCCGTCTATGACAGTGCGGCTCATTGTCGTTTCCGGGGGCAGTTCTGTTCACGGCAAGGGTGAATGTATCTGCTCTCTGTGGTCGGCACGCACATTGGCTCCGGGTAGTCCGGGTGTCGCTTGTGGAGAACGCAATGTTTGGAGAACATATCGAATGACTCGCCGGGGTTGTCCGGCACGAAAGTAACGGTTGCCCTTCCCTGCTGAACCGGCGCTCTCGCGTTCCACGCCAAGATCGCCAGCTCACGGCTCGACAGCATCGGGCCGGTTGCGTAGCAGCTGTGACACCACACTCCCCATTTGCCAACGCCCTTGTGCTCCGTGATATACGTCTCGGCTCCACCACAGAACGGACAGGGGTTCGCGTCGATTTTCGTACCGGGTTCGTATGGCATGACTACTCCCTTGCTGCTTCCGCGAGGTCGTCTTTGATTTTGTACGCGACTCCATGACGGATACAGCGGTTCGTCGCCCGGAGCAGGTAGTCGGCCCAATCCACCTTCCGCTCGATCGCGCCGTGATGGTTCAGCTTCCCGAGCCTGAACTCGTCGGTATACTCCGCGGCGTAGTCGATGCATTCGAGTGACTCCTCGGGATCTATGACCGGCTCGATGCTCACCCACGTAGGTATGCCGAGCGACTTCGCCTTCGAGAGAGCAGCCACCCGGTCGGATGGGCGCGAGGCTCCCGGTTCCCATTTCTGGTACATGGTCGGATGCATGTGCGTGAGCGTAACGCCGAATCTGCAGTTGGGGCGCTGGAGTAAAGGCATGTCCGCCATTGCCGCGAGGGTGTCGCCCTTGGTGAGAACCGCGACGCCGATCTCGTGGTCACGCATGAGCATGAGCGCCTGTGTGGTCACTCGGTCAAGCATGGAGTGGTAATGGGTAGGGTAGGGGTCGCAACCGAAGCAGAAGAGTACCTGCCGTGTGTCGTGCCGCAGCTGGCGGCAGTCTTGAGCCAGCCGGCCAATGATGTCCTTCCGGGCGACGGCAGGCTGCTTGAACGCCTCGGGTTTCTTGTGCATGGCACCGGGGACATAGCAGTAGGTGCATGCGTGTGGACAGGTCTCGTAGAGGTTGACCGCCAGCTCCGCGTATTCACGCGCCCGGCCCTTCGGTTCGTATACCACAGACAGTCTCGACATCCTACTCCTCCTTCGATTCTTGTTCAACCCATTGGACAATCTGACCGTATTGAGCGAACCAGTTTCCGCCCCCCCAATCGCAGCTCATGGTGCCGGCCATGTTCGGCTTGTCGCGGGTGCAGAAGATGCGCACCGAGTCGAAGCGTTTTCGCAGCTCCACCACGTGGGCCTTGAGCGTCTCCATGTCGGTTTCTTGTTCGCTCTTGCTGTTGAGCAGTTCTTCGATCTCGTGGTCGTCCATTACGCTACTCGCTTGGCTACGTATTTGCCATCCGGCGACTTGCCTCTCCAGATGGTGAGTGTGCCGCCCTCTCGACGGCGTATCCGTGAGGCTTCTCTGCACAGCGCAGCGGCTTCCTTGCGCGAGAGCTTGGTGACGTACTCCCCCACCTGCATGCGCCGGGCGATGAAGGCCGGTTGCCAGTTACCGATTGACATACGCATTCTCCATTCGCTGCAGCCGTTCCTTTTCGTGTTTGATTCGGAATGACCAGTATCGATACATCATCGACGTGGCTATGGTCTGGAGCTGCTTGGCCGTCGCCTTTTCCTTGTGGAGCAGCTTGGCTGGTTTGACGTTCTTCACGTGCCCGAGCCAGTTCGAAACCTGCAACGCGGGTGAGATAGTAACGAGCCCGGCGTAGTCAGGAACTTCGTCTGTACCAACCATGCCATCGGGCACGACATAGAAAAACCGGGCGGGACGCTTGCACCGTCGAAACCAGATACCGTCCTCGCAATACAACGAGTCGCCGTAGTGTTCGAGATCCCACTTGCGCGGAACAACTTCGGTGCGATCCCGGTAGCGATAGCGATACCGCACACCGCCACTCCTCAGTGCTTCGTGCTTCTCTGTCTTCTTGGCGTCCGCGAGAAAGTCGGAGCGAGTGACCTTGATTTCGTACTCGCAGATGTAGCCGCTCGATGTGAGAGCCAGCATATCGGCTTCCCAACCGAACAGGCAACAGTTGGGTGCGACGGGGTGATACTTTCTGGTAGCCAAGTCCTGATAGAGAGCGTCCTGCATCAGCTTCTCGTCGTATGGGACTGTCCAGCGGTCGGTGTTGCGGACGACTGCCATTACTTTCTCTCAATCAATTCGCGGTGGTAGGGGTTGGTGCCTTTCTGACCGCTCAGGTGCCACATGCCGCAGTAGGGACAGTGATACGGGTAGAGCCTCTGCGGCTTCTCGTTGCGCTTCTTGAACTGACGCCGGCTTGCGAGATACCGACCGTACTTCGTAGCCGACGCCTTGCTTCGAAACCGCCGCTTACGCGTGCAGGTGTATTGCCGAGCGGAGAACGTGAGCAGCACGCTACTTCTTCGCCAGTCTCAAGAACTGCGTTCCGAGGATGGCCCAACAGATGGCTGAGATTTCGTGCACCACCGTTGCGCCTGCGGTCTCGTGAGCCATGCCCAAGGCTATGACTCCGTACAACAGAACACCTACCCCGATGAACGCTGAAACAGTTCTCAGTATCGCTTCCATGACTACCCCACTTGATAGTTGACGGTGAACAGTATCAGAACTTCCGACGACCGTGTTTGTAAGGACGGCCGGCGTTGTACCACATCTTCTTGTCAATGGCTTCGGGAATCCTGAGACCGTGACGCTCTGCCATGTCGCTGTAGAGCATCACGTAGAATAGGTCTTCGATTGTCCACCAAAACTCACGCATATTCACTCCAGAAAGGGCCGCTCCCGGTACAGTAATCGAGGCCCTTAAACTCAATCACAACCCACAAGGTTCCACCCTCGGGGAGCCGGGAGCGGCTTGAGATTACAGCTCTCCGACGACCAACAGCTCGTCTTTGTAGAAGTGGTCATCTGTCACCGTGTCGTATCCCGGCGTCATGATTTCTACATCGACCTCATATTGCGTTGCCGATCTGGTCGACTTAACGACACCAATCAGCCCGTTGCACTCAGCTCCGAAGTCTCCGAGCACATCGTCGGTTGGCAGGACTGCTACGACATCACCCTTTTTCACGGTTCTCCTCCTCTGCGGGTTTGGTGCGAGCTGCCGGCGGTTCGAAGTCCAGCGAGACCGGAATCTGTTCGCTCGTGTCGATAGGACGCTTGACCTTCGCTGGTACCGCCCACTTGGCAGCTGCCCGGTTGTCGAGATAGTATTCGATTGCTGCTACCGACGGGAGAACGCGCTTCGTATGCTCCCGCTTCGATACTACTGCTTTCCCGTCGGCTGTGACTCTCCGGCTGGTTGTGACCTCCTTGTAGCTGTAGCCGAGACACGCCTTGAGGAGCGCACTCTCGACCTTCTTGGTGGCAATGGCAGCGGCAGCAGATTCCTTCCCACGTGCGATATGGGGTAGAAATTGCTCCTTATGGTTCTTGAAGCAGCTATACGAAATGCCGAGCAAATCGGCGATTTCCCTATGTGAGCACCCGGCTGCTGCGGCCTCACGTACCTTGGCGAAGTGTTGTTCTTTTGGAGTAAATGACGGCCTGCCACGCTTGGCCTTGGGGGCCTGCTTGGGTTTCTTTTTCGCAGGGGCGGATTTCTTCGACTTCGCGGGTTGCTTCGCCACGTGTTCTCCACCGGCCTACTCGCTGTCGGTAAGGGGAGGTGCCGGGCCATCCCCTCGCGGTTTTCAGACATCATGTCACCTCTCGCTCAAGCTCAGGTGCTCTCAGTGCCTCTTCAGTCCCCACATGTACAGGTCGTGGTGGGCGTCGTTCACTTCCCAACCGAAACGACGGAACGAAGCACAGAACCCCTCCAGAGAGAGTATATCATTCGGGGTTCTGTTCTCGTAGTATCCGGGTGTGGGGCTCATATTCCCGCCCTCGGTTGTTGGGGTACCGTGTTCCGCTCTCCCGGTGGTCGCGCATGTGAGAAGGAAGAACCCGCCGGGCTTGAGCAGGTACACCATGTTATCAACAGTCGCGCCCCAATGCGGATCGTGCTCCAGAGTCTCGCAACTGATTACAACGTCGTACCTTATGTCGTCTCCGGGGTCGAATTCGTCTCCCCTGCACACAATATCCACACCCGGCCCCTCTGATACGTCGACTCCGGTATACTCAGCATCGGGTGAGAAGGCGCTGCGCACGGTGCCGTTGATGTCGAGGCTTCCTATCTCAAGCACACGCTCTGCCCCGGAGAAGTGCGCCGGCATGAATTCACGGACTCTCGCAAGGAACTCAATCTGTTCCAGATGCATCCTCAGCCTCCGATTCTGCATCCTGAGCTGCGTAGTGCGCGGTGACTATCTCGCACATCCGTAGCAGAATGCTATTGACGTTTCGTATCCCGCCCTTGGTGCTGGTGAGGCGCATGGCCTTGATGAACGGCTCGAATGCTTCGATGGACGCGAGACAGTTCTTCTCGGCTTCCATGAACTCGAACGTCCGCTCTACCTTGTCCATGTTCGCGGGGAGGAACACAAACTGCATCACCTTGAAGTCATACTGCAGGTTGATGTGGTCGAGCTTGGCGCTTTCCAGTGAGGTGTATACCCCGAGGCTCTCCGGGTCGATTCCGGTCTCCGCCTGCAGCTTGAGGTTGTCGATTTCCTCGAACAGCTCCCGGAGCAGATTCTTGTCGTCCTCTCCGCGTATGGCGTTGTGGGCGAGCTGCTTGGTGACTACCTGAGCCTTGGTCAGCTGATTGGTCTCTACCAGCGCGAAGATATGAGTCTTGTCTGCCATCCGTGACGCTCTGACCCGGTGATGGCCGCTGATGATTTCGAGCTGTTCCTTCTTGGCGTTGAACATGCAGAAGGGCAGCTGCTCCAGCCGGCCGTCGCGCTTGATGGTCTTCATGAGCAGATCGAAATGCTTCTTGCTCATGACGTTGGCGTTGCGATCCTGCTCGCGCAGGCTGTCGATATTGACCCGCCACAACTCGAGTCCGTTCTCCAGTTCTGCTACCTTCTCATAGTCCTTCTCACTTGGCTTCGCCACTCTTGGCCTCCACTTCGGCTATGTACTCCTTCACGCAGTCAGAGTACGTTTTGTCGCGGAACGGAGCTTCGTACATGAGACGATACATGCCGTTGGGAAGCCGCTCTCGCAGGGTGATGTCGAGTATCCCGGTGTTCAGACGTACCTTCCGGTATAGGCTGAGACACGCGGTCTTGAGTCCGTTGAGCTGGTAGAGCTTGTTCTTGCGCATTTGCGGGAGCGCCATGAGCCGATCCTTCGTCTCCTTGGTGCAAAGGCAGTTCATGAGCAGCCGCACGAGGTTGGTGTATTTGGGGTGCCAGACACCGAAACCGAAGTTCTCGAATATCATGTCGGTCTTGAGCAAGAACAGATCCATAAGGTGAAATCCGCAGGTGGCGAACAGCTTACCGTCGATGAACCACAGCGTATACAGCTCGGCGTTCGTGTTCCCGAGACGGTGCGCCCACAGGGAGCGGTAGTAATGAGCGTGCTCCGCCTTGGTGTGAATCCATGTCACTTCGCTGTCCGGTCGAATCACGTCGCTCTTGCTGAAAATCGGCACATCCAACGGCTTCATTTCCAGCTCCTTACGCGATATGATGCGCTTGAGCCGCTTGGGAATTTCCGCCGGCCGGTTGCAGATGATGTGCTCGTGCTTCTCGACGGACTTCTCGATGAGACACACTACGGATTTCGTCATGTGGGGCTTGGGTTCGGCTACCAGATACCAGAGGTGAAGCGGGGCGCTTCCGCGAAACTGCGATTGTAGCAGCGAATCGTATTCGGCTTTCCAGTTGAACTCCTCGACTTGAGCCGACGCCCACGGTATCACGTCGCGGAACGAGAACATTTTCTGGTAGCCCTTCGAGTACACCGGGGGATTGAAATACACGGCGGCTTCCGGGTCTTCGTGGCAGCGGTACAGCTCGTCGCGGAGATCGGCAACCTTGTATCTCATGGTCTTCAATTCCTTGCGGAGAGCCTCGATGCGTGCCGTGATACTCCTCTTGTACTTCCGTGGTTGTTCCAGTAGGGCGTTGATGTAGTCGGCCTCATACTGCATGTCTTCGCGCAGCTGCAGAGCTTTCATGAGAATGAACAGCTCCTCGATGCCGCGCACCTTCGTCTTTTTGCAAATCCGATCCCAATACTCGTGCTCGATGGTGAGCCCGAGGCTGTCCAGCGGTTCGCCTTTGATGGCTGCAACGAGCGCGGTGGTGTAGGTGCTGACGTCACTCGCGTAGATATTGCCGGCCGGCCATCCGGCCTTCACTGCTATCTGTGGGATCGTGAGATTGCCGACGCACGGTACGATGAGACGCTTATACTTGCCGGTCTCTCTGAGGTGCTTGAATGTGGCGAGAAGGAAGGGCCGGAATGGCGCGGGGGTCGCCCCGAGGAAGATTGTCGATAGACCTTGCATGGCTCTCGCTCCTGAAAAAGAGAAAGCCGCTGGCAGGATGCCAACGGCTCTGATATGGGTGCCGGGAAGGGAGTCGAACCCAAGTCTCCGCGCTGAGAACGCGGTATCCTATGTCCCCGAGGGGACGCCACTAGACGACCCGGCAGCGTTACGCGAATTTTCTTTCTACCAGCTCAACATACCTCATGTGGCGTTCGGGTGCAATGGCTCCTGCTGTGAGGGCCTCCCGAATCTGCCGTATGATGGACATGATCTCACCTCGCGGGGCGAAGATGGAATGTATAGGGTGCTCAAGCAATCGCTCGTAGCAACGCTGGAGCTTGTCTTGCGGAGACGCAAACTCTTGGGGTTTGGAGTAGGTCACCGGAGCTGCCTTGCTGGCACGCTTGGTGCGGGGACGGCCCTTGTCGAGTTCGGTGCAGTCGAATCCTGCATCGCGCAGCCACTCGGCGACGTAGTGCCGATGGCAGGGTTTTCCTGCGCCCTCGAAGCAAAGCATGATCACGCCCGGCCCCAACTCGGAAACCACGACCGTCGGATCCAGCTTGTCGAGAACCTGCTCCACGTATGCCTGCTTCCAGCCCTCGGTGGTGAGTTCGTTCTTCCTGCCTTGTCGCAGCAACTCGCTCGACGGCGCCAGCTTCTTGTAGACCTGACCCTTGAACCAGTGTGGGGGACGCCGGCAAATCGCTACCGCGTTCGGGTCCCCTCCGTGCTTGGCGAAATTGCTCGTGTTCATACGACGGGCTCTGTCTCCTCCAGAGATTCGACGATCCTCCGGACGGCCTTGTTGACTACGCTGTTTTGCCGGACAGAATGCCGCTCACACTGAGCGTCGAGACGTTCCTTCACGTCGGCGTCAATGTCGACCGAAAGGCGTTTCTGTTTGGGCTCTGCTGCTTGCCTTGCCATTGTTGGCGCTCCTTGTTGTTGCATGAGTAAGATAATACATACTGGTTGCTACCGCAACCCCCTACCTGCTTACGGCTCCCTCGGGTCTGAAACAGCTCCGCACGCAATAGGGTCATGCCAGTGATGGCAGTTGTCCACGTTGTCGCACTCCTCGCATGGCTCCGGCATGCTCCGGCTGGCTTCTTCGTCGGCGCGGATGGTGTGGATGCAGGGGAGCCGTCCCCGGTACGAATGCAGCTTCCGACGTGGTATGCTCATTGTGACTTCCCTTCGGCTATGTTGACCGCAGGCGAATGCATGGCTTATCCCTCCACCTGTTCGAGTACGATGTCGATTGCGTTGGCGACGCTCTCCCAATGCTCCTGAGCGCGTTTCGAGGTACGAATCAGGCTGACGTCTATCGACTTCCGGGCCAGCTTGACCACCGAGAGAAGGGCAATCATGTTCGACTGCTCCTTCTCGCCTACCCCGTCGAGTGAGACGAATTTCGACATCCGGGCGAGAGACATGATCTCATATGCCTCCTTGTAGATGCAGCCCTCGTCGTGCAAATCCTCTCCCCACTCCTTCTTGGAGCAGAACGGACAGCGTTTGTCGTCGTCCGAAGCGATGAGCGCCCGAACGAGATTCATAGTGCGGGGCATGATACTGGTCGCGCTGAGGATACCCCGGAGATCCTCGGGCTTCATCCTGCTTGGGACGATGCCCGTTACCGGCTTGCCGTCCGCGTCCACGACAATGCGATCCTGATACTTCCACGGTGCTCTGCTGCGGTCTGACTTTGACATGACTCCTCCTAGTTTCCGTCTTCTTCGTTGGTGGTGGCGAGTGAATCGTATGCGGCTCCTACCACGGCCCAAAGGATTCTGCGGCCGCGCCTCGCGTTGTCTTCGGACTTGTACCTCAGCATCACGTGACTGTGCTTCTCGTCTGCGGTGTCGAGGGTGATCGATATGGCGTGCGTCCGGTCGTCGATCGGATTGGACAGCTCGAATACGCTACCGATGGAGACCACTCTGGCCGGGTCGAACATCGCGAGATCGTGCGTGTACATATTCGGCATTGCCTCGCGCATCATCGCATAGAGTGCGCCCCGCGCCTTCCGGGCTGCTTCGAGTGAGTAGTAGCGGCAGTAGGTTGCTCCGAGCGACGTGACGATCTTGAACATGTGGGTGTTGAGGTCGGCTCGTTTCTCCTTCGGTATCACCCACAAGGGACTGACGTAGACGATGTGGCTCACGTTGATCGCGTCGTTTCTCGTGCTGAAAATTGAGCTATGCATTTTCGTTCTCCTTAGTCGCGCGAGAGAGCGTCGTAGGTTTCCCACGACTCTGTACGGTCATGGAGTGGGATAGGATAGGTGCCGGGAAAACGAGAG